GTTAGATATGAAGTATTAAACGAATCTGCTAGAAGTAAATTGGCTGCTAATATAAACTCAACTGTAACAGATATTGAATTAGATGACACAAAAGATTTCCCACAATCGGGCACTGTATATATTGCACCCGAAGTAATAAGTTATACATCAAAAAATGATACTACAAACACGCTTTCTGGTTGTACTAGAGCCGCTTCTCTAACCAACTTTGCAGGTGGTTCTTCCAGAACATATACCGGAGCAGCAGCATCTAGTCATACTGCTCAAGACGGTGTTATTTTAATATCAGGAACAACAAGTCCTATTATTAGTCACTGGGGTTCTGCTTATTTACTTGACGGAAAATTTGACGATGATCGTGGATATATCTTCTCATATCCAGCAGTAGGACTAGATCTAAGCACTACTAGACAAACAGCATTCTTAATTAGATTAGCCCCTAGTGTATCTAATGCAGTTACAGGCGATTTAGGAGAACGAGAACTACTTAATAGAGCACAGCTATTGTTAGATTCAGTATCTATTGCATCTGAAGCAAATGCATCAGGAGCGTTAGTTATTGAAGGAGTTATTAACCCACAAAACTATCCATCTAATCCCAATGGCATACAGTGGAACGGTTTGAATAACCCTACAGCAGGAGGACAACCAAGTTTTGCACAAATTGCACTAGGTTCATCGGTTGCATGGGAGGGCGGCGGCAGCTCGACAACTACTACTGCTACCATAGCAGGTCAGTTGAGTGCTAGTTTTACTTGTGTACTACCAGCAGACGATAGTCGTTATAATAACGATATTCAAAGTGGTAGAGACAGATTTTTCTTAACTGATTCAGACGCAGCAACAAGCGGAATTGAGGTAGGCGATGACGTTGGGAACAATTCATTTTTCCCTAGCGGAACTTTTATTGAGTCAATAGAAACAAATTGGAATAGTGATAGCGGAAATGTTACAAGATATAATACTTCGCAAGATGCAAATACTACTGTATCTAATGCTACAATTACGGTTGTAAAAGATAAAACAGCAGCAAGTTATAGTGGTTCAAACACATTGCCCTTTACCTCAACTTCCTGGACAGCTTCTGGAGCAAGTCAAGGTACTCGAGTTAGCCAAACTGAATTTCCATCTAACACACTTGTAGGTAGTGTAACATTAAAAAATATTGGTTCTACAAATTACTATCTTGTAACTTTTTCTCAGAGCTTCTCTGGGACACTAAATGCTGCCGGAACTGTAGAGTTTGACTTTACACAACCTCCGTATGCACAGCCAGGCGAAACGGTATTCTCATTCATTACAAATCCCGGTGAAAATGCTACATTAAGTTTAAAAGAGTTAAAAGAGTTAACCACAACTGCAATTGGCGGTCGCGGCACATTCCCTAATGGTCCTGATGTATTAGCAATTAATGTGTATAAAACTTCAGGTACTAACACAGTAGGAAATGTATTGTTAAGATGGAGCGAAGCGCAGGCTTAACCTGCGTCTCTTACAAATTTTTCTAAACGTAGTCTTAAACTAGCCATTTCAGTGATATATTCTTTTTGCTGTTTTGGCTTAATAAATCCATTAGCGTAACTGCTGTGAGACTCGTTGATTAAACTAGCATATCTCTCAAACTGTACTATAAGATTATTCATTTGACTTTTTGCTGCGGGCTGAGATATTTTTTCAGCCGTTGATTTATATCGTTCTAAGTCCTCAGCGAATCTGGCAATACTATGAAGTTTTAACATCTTGTTCTGTCTCAGGTGTTAACAAATAATAATCATTATCGTCAATTTTTCTATTACTAGCTTCGGTTATACTTCCGCTGCTTAAACATTCAATGCTAACTGGCATTAAACATGGCACATGAAAAACAGTACCTTCTTTCATATCAGCTTCAAACGATTTTCCGTTAGAGATATCAATATAACGTATCTTAAAAGTCCCGTCATTGATAAACCACGACTTAGATGCATTCTTATGGAAATGCATAGGAGTTTTACCTGGACCTCTAAACGATAAAATTCTTCCTGCGTAGCTGTCTGTTTCTGCCCAGACTACTTCGTATCCCCAACTGTGTTCTTTTACATTACTTGACATTTAAACCTCTAATAGATCTATTACTTGAAATACTGTTTCTAGTTTTACAAGATTAGTTTTATTTTGTAGTGTGTTACGTAATCCTTGATGTAAAGTTTTAGGCCATTTTCCAAAACTAACCCATGCATATCCATCGTGCTCGTTATTTAAAATTGGTAAAAATTCTTCTTTAACAACAATAAGATATGTATGAAAATTAAATTTAGAATCATTAGATACAAATGTTTCTAAGGGCATAACTTTTACAAAATTGGGAGTATTAGTTATTTCTTCTCGTATTTCTCTTTGTAATCCTTCAAAGGGAGTTTCACCGTTTTCGGTTCCGCCGCCTACAAGGCCCCAAGTACCAGCCGTTTTACCGTTAGCACGATGTAAGAATAAAAAACGTTTAGTATCTAGTGCATAGAATAACGCACCACTACCGATAATCTTGTCCATACAAGTAGTTATCCGTCTAAGCGTATAGTCCAGTCACCTTTGGCATATTCGCCGTCTACACTTAGTAGCCATTGGTCACCATCCCAGTAGTATTGTACCCCTGTATTTAGATTAGTAGTGTATAATGTTGTAATAGTAGTGCCATTATAAGGCAAATAATCCTTACTTGCATCAAACACAATATGCCAATTTGTACCATCATATTCGATAATATCGTTGGCACTCGCTACAAAGTCTGAATTATCTGTATTTTTCCAAGCATCTGCACCGTCTGCATTGCCAGTGTCGCCGATTCCGCCTAATAATAATAATCTTACACCGGCTTTACTAGTATCTGATTTAGGATCATATCTTAGAGGATCAATAATATAATCTACACTTGAATATTGATTTGCATCTCTTGCAGGACCTTCTATTGTATCATTACTAGGTAATGTATCTTTATCCCAATCTATAGAAAGTTTAGTTTCATCTAATGTATTAACTGTAAATCTTCCAGCAACTAGTCCTTGAATATCTGGCTTTCTTAAATATATAACACTAAGACCTGCTTGATACTTGCCTGTAAGTTCTCTAAAATAATCAGTCCATGTTAAATTGCTAGGCAAACCGTTGTCTAATATCTGTGCTTCACCATTTAGAATAAGAATTCTTTCTTGCAATGGATTTTTTACAATTGGTTTATTAATTCGTGTAACTTGTTTTCTTGGAGTTAATACTCCATCACCGTCATTTGGAAACGCTCCGGTATCAACTACTTCATTTTGCTCGCCACCATCTTCGAATGGTTGTGTATATCCACCAATACTAAACAAATTAGTACCTTCAAGCATTTTTTCAAAGTCGTAATATCCGTCGCCGTCAAATATACTAGTAACAATATTAGTAACAACACCAAGACGCTTAACCTTAGCAGGAGGACTAATATAAATCGGTGTACTAAATGTTAACTGTGCAACATCAATTTCACTGTCAACACCTACTGGTATTGAACGTGAACTAAAGTTTACTGAGTCTAACATTACTGTTGTTAAACTAGTCCAATCTAAATAGTTGTCTGTTGTTTGAATATCTAAACTAGGATTAAACAACATAAGAATCTGCTCCATAATTTGCAGTTTCATATCTGTATTTGTTGCCCATATATCTGCATTCATTGTAAGTTTATACGGAGTAGGCATTAAACGTTCTACAGTATACTGACGTCCTTGCTCGTCTGTGTATTCGCCTGTATTAGTATCCTTAATACGCTCTCTAACATGTCTTTTATTTGTATAACTAGCATCTGATGTGCGCTCTCTATCCATCTCTAAGCCTGTAATATATACTGCCATTCTTGGCGCACTAGGAATTTTATTTTCTGAATTATCACGTAAGATAGCACTTACTTGACGAGTTAAATCACCGTAAAGAACAGGTACTTGCTTTAAGGTGCCATCGCCTGTTTTGTAACTAAAGTTACTAAGCAATCGCATCATTTGTACAAGATACTTTCTTATCTGTCCGTCGTAAAAGTGCTCAGCCATTAGTTATCCGCCTTAGGTTTTAATACTTGAGAAAGTGCTTGACGCTGTTGCGTTCTTTCGTTGTGTAATGTTAAACTATACAATCCTGCATCTTTAACTGCATCTGCAGGTAGTGTAATCTTAACCCGTTGAGTTCCGTTGTCGTCATAACTTGTAAGCATACCTGGATGATCTGCAACTACAAATGGTAATCTAACAAATCCGTCTCTTGTTTCTGATGTATATTCTATTTGAATATATTTTGCAGTTGTATATGCAATTTCTGTATTAATTACTGTTTGACCTACACTTAAACGCACAAAGTCTTGTGCAATTGGTGTATTATATAGGAATGTGTCTACGTCATTGATAAACGAACCTCTTAATGTTTGTGTAGTACTGTTATTCATTGGAGCTCTCTTAACATCGTGTACTTTTAACCAACGCTTACCTTCATAACGGAACAAACGCTGAGGTAAGAAATCCGTTCTTAAAAAATAGTCACCTTCTACACTGTTTAATGGAAAACTAATACCACTACTAAAGTTACTACCGTTAGGAGCAAACTCGTCTCCTATAAGTAACCCTTTGTATCCTGTTACAGTTGGAGTTGCTCTATCAGTAACATTTCCTTGACTGTCTGTTTGCTCTACCTTTGCGCGACCTGTATTTTCATCAACTGCAAGTGTATAATAATTTTCGTCTACATCATAACCACTTTTAGGAGTGTTTGCTTCTGCTTCTGCGACTACAGCGTCATTAACTTGCATTTCTGCTTCAAACGTACTTAGTACATCACGTAATGTTCCATCTTCTGGATAATCTTCACTTGCAGGCAAGTCGAGAATGTCTTTAAATTCTTGACTATCAACAATCTGTTTAAGTTTTAGTCTATATAAATGCGGATACCAAGTAGGACTAAATCCTTCTGCTGCACGATTAATATCTTCAATAACGTAAAAACGTTTTAACGCAACACTAAAGTCATTTAGTGCATATTCATCTTTTAAGTGAGGCAATTCAATTACATCACCAGGCATTAGTTTACGTCCTATTGCTTCAACTGAACTTGTGATATGTACAGTCATAAACAATGTGTCGTTACTTAAAAACAATCCAAATTGGCTAAGATCAAAATCAATATCCTGTACATTATAAATGCCTCTAATAGTATAAACATCTGGATCGTATTTTCTATCACGGTTTTCTAAAAACAACATATCTTGGATCTGTGTATGATCCTTTTCTGTTGTTCCGTCGTTCGTACCGATATATTTGTGGACAAAAAGGTCTGTACCACCTACGGTAAACATTTCATTTATTTGTCGATCCAGAAATTTGAAGTCTGCACCGCGCTCTGGTTTATATAAACTAAGTCTTGGCATATACATATTTATCGAAAGATAAATACTATATCGGAGAAACGTAAATGGCAGTATCGCAAACACAAAAACAAGAGGTATTCGACTATGTAAATGCTTTCCTAGGAGGAGGCATGGTAGATGTCGAATTGGATCCAATACATTATGAAACTGCATTAAAGAAAGCACTTTCTAAATTTAGACAGCGTTCAGACAATAGTGTGGAAGAATCATACTTGTTTATGCCTACTGTTGAAGATCAAAATGAATACATACTACCAGAAGAAGTAGTAGAAGTTCGTAAATTATTTCGCAGAAGCATTGGCTCACGTAGTGGCGGCGGTGACGGCGGAACACTATTTGAACCATTTAATATGGCTTACACAAACACATATCTTTTGTCGAGCAGCAATTTAGGGGGCTTAGCCACGTATGACCTGTTTGCAGGATACCAAGAGTTAGTCGGACGTATGTTTGGTTCATTTATTGAATTCAAATGGAATACAACAACTAGAAAATTAACACTTCTACAACGTCCCCGCACAGAAGAAAATTTACTTCTTTACGTTTACAATTATCGTCCAGATAGCGAATTACTGAAAGATTATCTTGCAAGTCAATGGATTAAAGATTATACACTAGCAGGTTGTAAGTATATGCTCGGTGAAGCAAGAAGTAAATTCGCAACTATTGCAGGTCCACAAGGAGGATCAGCACTTAATGGTGATGCACTCAAACAAGAAGCACAGGCCGAAATGGAAAAATTAGAAGCAGATGTGACACTGCAAGTTGCAGGCGGCACCGGCTATGGGTTTACAATTGGTTAATGGGCGAGTTTAGCCACAAAGAGGCTCATAGGCTTTTTTGGATGGTTAAAGGTCATCTTAGCAGTAGCGAGAAAACTATATTAGATTCAGCACCCGGGTACTTTAATAGGTTATGGGGGAATCACGAAAATGTCTATAAAGAAGAAGGTTTTGAAGAAGCATATAAAAAACTTCTTGACAAAAGGTCCTGATCCTATTATAATATAATTTATATTGTAAAGGATATCTTTTTTATGTTACCAAAGTTACTTATTGTTGGCCACGGCCGTCATGGTAAAGACACTGTCTGCGAAATGTTAGAAAAATATGGTTATACATTTCAATCAAGTTCCAAATTCTGTTCAGAGCTTTTTATATTTGAAGATCTAAAAGACAAGTACGGATATGCTAACGAACAAGAATGTTACGCAGATCGACATAATCATCGTACAGAATGGTACAACATGATACACGATTATTGTAAAAATGATCTAGCACGTCTTGGACGTAACTTGTTTTCTCAAAATAAAATTTATTGCGGTCTACGCAATAAGCGCGAGTTCTTTGCAATGCAAAATGAAGAAATTTTTGACTATGCTATTTGGGTAGATCGCACAGATCACTTACCTACAGAAGATCCTAGTTCAATGAGTATTGAGCAATGGATGTGTGATTACACT